GTTTAAGAAAGCGGCTGTTTTTACTGACATCCATTTTGGTATGCGACAAAATAGTAAATCACATAATGATGATTGTATGAATTTTGTTAAATGGTTTTGCGCTGAAGCAACTAGGCAAGGTTGCGACACAGCGATCTTTATGGGCGACTGGCATCACCATCGTGCCACAGTTAATGTCAGTACATTGAACTATACTGTTGATGCCATTGACTATATCAGTAAGCACTTTGAACGTTTCTTTTTTATTCCTGGCAATCATGATTTGTATTATCGTGAAAAGCGAGACTTAACAAGTATTCCATTTATCAGAAATCAGAAAAATGTTGTTTTGGTTAATGACATTTATACTGAAGGTGGTGTAAGTCTTGTGCCTTGGCTAGTGGGAGATGAGTGGACTGGTATGAAACGATTAGATAGTCGTTATGTGTTTGGTCACTTTGAACTTCCATACTTTAAAATGAACGCTATGGTTGAGATGCCAGATCATGGTGGACTAAACAAAGGCCATTTTCCTAATCAAGAAAAAGTCTTTAGTGGACATTTCCACATGAGACAACACAGTGGTAATGTAACCTACACCGGTAATGCCTTTCCACATAATTATAGTGATGCGTGGGACGATGCTCGTGGCATGATGATACTTGAATTTGGCGGAGAGCCTAATTACATTGCTTGGCCAGATGCACCCAGTTTTAAAACTATTGATCTTACAAGATTGATTGAAGATCCGGACAAGTATATGAACAAAAATAGTTTCCTGCGTGTTACCTGTGATGCTGATATTAGTTTTGAAGAAGCAACATTCTTAAAAGAGAATTGGATGGAAGCATACAACCTCCGAGAACTAAATCTTATTCCAGCCAAGCGTGAAGAACATACACAGGATTGGAGTGGTGATGTACACTTTGAGTCAGTGGATCAAATTGTTGTCAGTCAGCTAACGGCAATTGAAAGCGATGTCGTGGATCGCCAAACGCTGATTGACATTTACAACGGACTTCATGTATAATACACTACGATGATTAAACTCAAAAATTTAACTGTAAAAAACTTTCTTTCTGTAGGTAATGTTACTCAAGGCTTGAAATTCGACCAACACGGTCTTACTCTTGTATTGGGTAATAACTTAGACTTGGGTGGCGATGGCAGTCGTAATGGCACTGGTAAAACCACCATTGTCAACGCATTAAGCTATGTATTATATGGCAATGCCTTAACCAATATCCGTAAAGACAACCTTATCAACAAGACTAACACTAAGAACATGTTAGTTACTTGCGAGATGGAAGTTAACGGTCATAATTATAAAATTGAACGTGGTCGTAAACCTAACGTGCTCCGTTTTATTGTTGACGATCAAGAAATTGACAAGGGTGAAACCGAAGAGCAACAAGGTGAGAATAAAGAAACCCAAGCAGAAATTGAACGTTTGCTTGGCATGAGTCACGATATGTTTAAACATATCTGTGCGTTAAATACTTACACTGAGCCATTTTTAAGTCTTAAGACAAATGACCAGCGTGATATCATTGAACAGCTTCTTGGCATCACACAGCTTAGTGAAAAGGCCGCTTTACTTAAAGACCTTATTAAGAATACTAAGGACCAAGCTAAAGAAGAAGAATATAGAATTAAGGCAGTATCAGATGCAAACACTAAAATTAAAAACTCTATTGACGACTTGGAACGTCGTAGTCGTCTTTGGCAGACTAAACAAACAGACGAACTCGAAAAGTTGGCAGCGGCCATTGACGAACTACTAAACATTGACATTACACAAGAGTTAGAAAATCATAAAGCACTGGCATTATGGCAGGCCAATGAAAAGGAACTCAAGCGTCATAACAAGGATTTAGCCACACATCAAAGTGCTGTTAAACGAGTTACACAACAATTGGCAGACTTGGCCAGTGCTCAAGGTCATGCGTTAGAACATAAGTGTCATGCTTGTGGACAGGATGTACACGATGACAAACAAGTTACTATGCTAGATGATATCAATAATGCTATTGCTACACTAACTGAAGAACTTGACAAAGAATCAAAAGCACTCAAAAAAGTAGAAAAACAAATTTTGGATCTGGGCAAGTTAGGCAGTGCTCCTAAAGTAAAATATTCTAACATTGATGATGCAGTTAATCACAAGAGTACCTTAGAAACAGCACAGGATCAATTTGAGCGTAGAGCATTAGACATTGATCCTTATGTTGAACAGATTGACCATCTCAAAACAACTGCCTTAGAAGAAATTAATTTTGATATCATTAACAGTTTAACTAAACTGCAAGAGCATCAAGAGTTTCTGCTTAAACTGTTGACCAGTAAAGATAGTTTTATTCGTAAACGTATAATCGAACAGAACTTGGCTTATCTAAATCATAGACTTGCTTATTATTTAGAAAAGCTAGCGTTACCGCATGAAGTAAAATTCCGCAGTGACTTAGAAGTAGACATTACACAACTTGGACAAGAGTTTGACTTTGATAACTTGAGTCGTGGTGAACGTAATAGACTTATTTTGGGCTTGTCGTGGGCATTCAGAGATGTCTATGAAAGTTTGAATAGGCCAATCAATTTGTTGTTTATCGACGAAATGATTGACAGTGGTATGGATGCCAATGGCGTTGATAACAGCTTGGGCTTGCTTAAAAAGATGGCTCGAGAGAATCGGAAAAATATCTTCTTAATTAGCCACCGTGATGAACTGGTAGGAAGAGTAAATAACATACTACAAGTTGTTAAAGAAAACGGCTTTACAACTTTTAATACAGATATAGAAATGGTAGAAGCTTAAAATGACAGAAGAAAATACAACACCAGTAAACACACAAGAAGAATTGGTTAAACAATTCCAAGTTTACATTGAAGAAAACGAAAAGTTCACAACTAAAAAAGTTAAAGCGGCTGCTGGTCGTGCTCGTAAGGCACTACAAGAAGTTGCCAAACTAGTTAAACAAAGACGTAAAGAGATTACGGAAGAAAAGGCAGCATTGTCAGTTAAATGACATGGTTGTTCGAAGGAACTTCTGTAGACTCACTTCCTGAGGATTGTATTGGTTTTGTTTATCTCATTACCAATATAATCACAGGCCGCAAATACATCGGCAAAAAATTAGCAAAATTCTCTAAGACATCTTATAAAACAGTAAAATTAAAAAACGGCACTAAAAAGAAGAAAAAAATTAGAAGCAAAATCGACAGCGACTGGATGGACTATTATGGTTCCTCCGATGAACTTAATAAAGATATACTCACTCTTGGCAAAGAAAATTTCACCCGCGAAATACTACACTACTGCAAATCTAAGGCCCATACTTCATACCTCGAAGCTAAAGAACAATTTGATAGAAAAGTTCTTGAATCAACTGACTACTACAATGGCCAAATATCCGTTAGAGTACACGGATCACATATAATAAACAAAATTTAAATCGGCAACAGCCACAAAGACACTACTGATAATGCTCGTGCCGGCAAGTTAAATAGGCGCCTGAATCCGTTCTGATGTGTGACGGTAGGAAATTCTGAGCAGTAGCAGAGACATGATTGCCACTACCCCAATGATGTTGGGACGAAGCGTTAGTCTTGAAAGACGCTGGCATGTGTATGTATAGACAAAATGAGTGGGCACTATTGAGTCATTATAACCCACAAGAATTAAGCTGTTTATCTATTGGCTACTTAATTCTGCGTTGCTTTCGAAGAGCTACATAAAAAGGTACAGCGTAACCGCCTTTACTAGAGATAGTTGTAGTGATAGATTACGATAATGGGCCTCTGGCATGTTATTTTTACTTTTGCCCTTAACAGGGCGAAGTACGACTGCAAAACCTTGGCATAATATATCTTATATACTATCGTTGAATATGTTAAAAAAGAATTCTAAGATTTGTGTTTTACTGTAAGTAAAAGGTAAATCTTGTTGTTCTATGAACAACTTAAAATCTTTCTTGTGTTAATGTCTGTGTTGGCTTTATGCCTTTATCTATACTGATTTTCTCTTTCAGTACTTTAAGGAATATTCGCTTTTCTTCATGGGTTAGATTCCATACTTGTTCATAACTCTGTCCTGAGTATATGGCCAATGTTGCGATATCTTCTATAAGGGCTTTTGACTCTTTGTCTAAGTTGTTTAATAACTTAAGAACT